AGAGCTGTGGCTGCATCAGGAGTTACTGTTGCTCTTGCAATTGTTGGAGATGTTAAGCCTGAATATGCAGTATTGCTTGGTGCGGTAATTGCTCCTATGATTAAAGCAATTGATCCAAAGGAGAGTGAATATGGAGTTGGTTCTGAAAAATGACACCGACAGAATGGGCTGGCTTCGCCGCCGCTATCTCCGCCGTATTAGTAAGTTTCTTTGCGGGTCTGCGTTATCTTATTAGAGGATGGCTTTGGACATTAACTCCAAATGCTGGTAGTTCCTTAGCTGATAGGCTAGCAAGAATTGAAACACGCCAAGAGGAGTTAATCCGCTTTTTGCACAATCAGAAGTAGAATTGTGATATGGCGAACACACGAAAACATATCAAACGCAAAAAGATCAATCGTCGCGTAGTTCGCCAATCTCCTGAACCATTAAGCAAAATTGATCAGCATTACACAGCTCTACACGAATGTTATAAAGCAGCTCGCAAAGCAGGATTTACTCCTGAACACGCATTTTGGTTAATGACAGAGCATAAGACTTTTCCTGATTGGATCGTAGGCGATGGAGGGATTATTCCTTCCATAGATCCAACTGACGATGAGGATTTAGATTAAAGCCAATCGTAGGTATTTAGTAACACCCGATTTGCAAATTCCACTACACCATCCTCAAGCTGTTAAAAACCTTATTCGCATGAGCAAACACGAAAAGTTTGATTATGTCTTAAATGTTGGCGACGAGTTGGATATGACCAGTCAATCGCGTTGGGTGAAAAATACCAAAACTGAGTTTGCTGAAACACTTGATCAAGAGAGAACTATTGCTCAAAACATTCTTTATGATTTAGGCACAACCGACATTATAAGATCAAATCATACGGATCGATTATTTACGACCTTGCTCAAAGGTGCTCCGTCATTATTAGGATTGCCAGAATTGGTCTATGAAAAATTTATGAATTATTCTGATCTCGGTATTCGCTTTCATAAAAGAGCTTATGAATTTGAAAAGGGCTGGTATCTGGCTCATGGTGACGAAGGTGTCATGTCTAAACAGGCTGGTATAACTGCCCTTAATCTGGCTAAAAAGTGGGGTAATAGCGTAGTTTGTGGGCATACCCACAGGCAGGGTGCAGTCCGTCATCAAACTGGCTTAAACGGGCGTTATTCAACGATTTGGGGCATTGAGGCAGGTCATCTTATGGACATGAAAAATAAAGCAAGTTACCTGAAATATGCCTCAGCCGACTGGAACATGGGCTTTATTGTGCTACATTTTGGTAAGAAAGGTATGAGCGTAGATGTCGTGCCAGTCAATCACGACGGCAGTTTTAGCTACAACAAGCGATCCTATGGAGTGTGAAACAGACTATATCGACCGCACGATTGATGATCATATCGACGCAATTGAGGCTCTTGGCTTTATTTAATCGTTATAAAACACGCCGAAAAAAAGTTCGCTAATAACCTTGCTTTAGGTCAAACTTTATGTATTCACAGAGGGTCTGTGGATATATAGGGAGCGACATGTTACTAGAAACAAAGGGCAGCCGAGAAGCTGCTTTGGAATACGCAGAGCGCGGATGGGCAGTATTGCCATTATTACCACGCAAAAAAGATCCACACTTTGACCTTGCTCAAAGGGCTTATTTATCAGCTACAACTGACAAGAAAATCATCAACTTCTGGTTTGACTATGATGAGAATATCAATCTGGGTATTGCTTGTTATACCTCAAGCCTAGTTGTATTTGATATAGATTTTCGCAACGGCGGAGTTATTGATGAACGCTTTACGCCGACTTATACAACACAGACAGGCGACGGATATCATTTATATTATCTAGCAGATAAGTCTGACACCTATCGAGGCAAACTATCTAATGGTATTGATATTAAATGGAAAGGTTATGTTGCAGCTGCGCCTTCTATCCATCCGTCAGGAGTAGCCTATAAGGTAATTGATGACAGAAATCCTGTTGTTGTGCCAAAAGAGTTATGGGAGTTGGCGACGAAATGAATGAATTAAAAGATTTTGGTTATATGTTTATGTGGTCAATTGTTGCAATTGCATTTGTAGCACTTGTTATACACCATGTAAGAGAAAATGCTTTCCAGAGCGGTTATTGGAAAGGTCGAGCTGATGGATGGAAACTCGGCAATAAGCAGCGTGATTATGCCAAAAACAACTGATCAGGTATTGAATGAAGTCATCGATACGATCCATCAGCGCGGAGGCATTTATGGACATCCATACATTAACCATAAGCGAATTGCGGATCTATGGTCTGCCTATCTCGACTTCCCAATCATGCCTCATCAAGCGGCGTTATGTATGGCACTCATTAAGGTTTCTCGGCTTACTGAAACTCCAACCCATGACGACAGTATTAAGGATCTCATCGCATACGGAGCACTTTATAAAACTATATTGGATGCCGAAACAGATGCAGATTTTAGGTGGGAGGAATAATGTTTAATTTAGCTGATTATGAGGATGTTGCCACTTTAAACAAATGGTTCATTTCACACTTTCCATCAGGCCGATCTGATATTTCAGTTGTTAGCCATGATGCTGAGAAAGGTTATATCTTGGTTCAAGCAACTCTTTGGAGAGATAGCAAAGATGAGCAACCAGCAGTATCAAACCTTGCTTTTGGATCAAGAGATTTATACATCCAAAATATGAGGAAATTTTATGTTGAGGATACTGCTACCTCAGCTCTTGGAAGGGCAATAATCCTACTCAAAGGATCTGACAAAACAGCAACGAAAGATGACATGAGGAAAGTAGATGAGTTTAAACCAAAATACTCAGCAGCAGGAAGTCAAGCGAGGGCTATGGAACAAGCTCTTTATATCGTTGATCAGAAAGAAAAGAAAAACGAACCTGCGCCAGTTGAATGGTCTATTGGCGATGTTGTCGCTGACATCGGATCAAACAAACCAGCAGCGGAGGAATGTAAGCATGGACAAATGATCCTTAAAGAAGGAACTGCCAAAACTGGTAAGCCTTATTATGGATATGTTTGTTCAGCTGCAAAGCCTGATCAATGTGATGCACGATGGGCAAAAATTACCGCAAATGGTAAATGGTTTTTTGAAGGAGGTGAATAATGGGTGAATTACAAATTATCGATGGCTCTGGACTTATGGCTACCTTTAACGATCAAGGAGTTAAGGTAGAGCCAACGACAATTAAATGTGATACTTGCAACGATGACAGATTACTTCATGAGGGCGATCTGCTTAGGTGTTACATCTGCCACACAATCAATCGGATACCATAAATGCCAAATTACGAATACGAATGTGATCGTGAGGGATTGAGTATTGTATTGGATCTGCCAATGGAGCACGAAATCCCTCTTTGTCAAGGATGTGGCTTTCAATTAAATCGTGTCTTTACAGCTGTTCCAGCAATCTTTAAAGGTAGCGGATGGGCAGGTAAAAATGGATAAATTAAAGTGTAAATTAGGGTTACATAACATTTTGACTGAGCGTATCCGATTAAATCATAATTATAGGTGGATCAGTTATTGTGAGAAATGTAATTCAATTATAAGTATCTCAAAGCCTTCAAAATCATGGCAAATGAAATTGGCAAATCCCAATGATTAAATTTAAATGTAATGGCTGCTCTCGAGAAACTGAGTTTATTATACTTAATAAATATCCTTCAGCTGAGGGTTTTATGGTTTATCAATGCAAGGATTGTTGTTGCGTAGGCGTTAAGAATACAGCTGAGCAGTTGCCTATGGCTGAGAATGTTGAGCGTTGTATTAAATGCGGATCTTGGCAATACATCGGCAAAGACTGTCATACTTGTCTTTTGGTCAGGAGTAAATGATGGGTGATATTGACTGGGCTAAAGAAAATAAGTTGCGCGAACAATGGCTCATAGATAATCCAGATGCAGAATATCAAGGTTGGGTATCGATATGAAATTAACGCTGACACGCCGTCAGATTTGGAATGATGTGATACCCTTAAACGCAAATTCGCTTTCAGAGCGAAAGGGCGATCTGC